CAGAACAAAAAACTTTGTTAAAAGAATACATCAACAATATCAACAATACTGGCAAATTAAATGAATATGTTAGTAATGAGGTAACTAAGTTGGTTAATAATCTAAAAGAGGTTGGTGGTAAATTAACAGATAAGGTAACAAGAATTAAATTAGCAGAAACAATTGCTAATGTAAAGAAAATCAAATCTGTTAAAAAAATCAAAGAAGAACACCTTTCGGCAATGATGATGACTTATGAATTGTTAGGTGAGTTAAAAAATACTTTAAAATAAATAAAAAATGAGCACAAATTATAGAGCATTTAAAATAAGTCAAGTATCTGGTTCATGTGGATTAGGGCCAAAGTCAGATTATCCTAGAACATGGGGTATTATGAAAGGTGAAAATAATTGTAGTGGTAGTGTGCTATTAGAAGGTGGAGGTAGTATAAATTTAGCTTCATTGGATAATCATCAAATATTTCCTTGCTATCCAAAACAATTAACAATTACCGCAGGAGCACTACTAATTTTAGAATAAACTATAAAGAGATGCCAGCACAATCAAAAGCACAACAACGATTTATGGGTATGGTTCATGCTGCTCAAAAGGGAGATATGGAAAACCCATCTCCGGAAGTTTCAAAAGCAGCAGACTCAATGTCTGATAAAGATGCCAAAGATTTTGCATCAACAAAGCACGATGGTTTACCTGACCACGTTAAAGAATTTATCATTAGAGAGGTTAGAGGTATCAAAACCATCAGTAAAGAGTACGGTGATGTTGTAGACCAAATTCAAAAACATTTGGAAGCATACAAACAATCAAAAGGAACTCCTGCTGAAAAGCAACACGTTCAACAACTTAAACAATTAAACGATAAAAAGAAAGCATTAGCAGCCGAACTAGACCAAAAAGTTAGTGGTATGTATAAGGATGCGGAATTGAAAGTTGATGAGATGAACACATCCGATGCAGCAGGTGATTATAATACACCGTATGCATTTAGTGGTAAAGATAGTGAAGCAAAAAAAGGAAAAAAGCAAGCAGATTTAACGGGATACACAGTAGTTAAAGAAAATATACTTTTAGAAAAACAATTCAAAGGATTAGAAGGAATTCCACCAACAACTCCATTAAATAAAGCAAGTAAAGACCAAAAGTTAAAAATAATTAAAGCACCTGGTAACATAATTGATTTTATTGTTCCAAAAGGAGAAAAACGAAATTTTTGGCAAGTAATTAGTACGGGTAAAATAAAGAAAAACTTAGCAGATGAATATGTTTTAATGGGTAAAGTAATTCATTCTCCATCATTCAAATCGGTAGATGATTTAATAGACGGTGTGAATTGGAAATCCATGGAAGAAAGACGTAAGTTTAATAGTGAAATAAACGAAAACCGTTGGAGAGATATTAAAAAAGAAGATGCTCCTGCTACTACAAAGGTAAATAAAGGTATTGCAAATATCAATCACCAACTTGCAGAAATTGAAAAGTTTTTAGGTTGGTATGGTAAATTAAAAGCAGAAAACGGAGTAAATAACGGAAATTTTTGGAAAAGAACAAATAACCATATTTATACTATAAAAGAGAGGTTGTTAAATTTAGAAAGACAAGTTCGTAAAATATCTGAATAATGAAATTACATCAATTAAGAGAATTCGTTAAACAAGTTGTAAGAGAGGAGCAAGACTACCAACAACTATTTAAACATATGTTGGATAAGTATGGTAAATCTATTACAGATATGTCTGATGATGAGAAAAAGAAATTCTTTAATGCAGTAGATACGGCATACAAAGCAAAATCCGAAGGTAGATTAAGAGGGTATAACGAAGCAGAATTAACTGCGGGGCAAAAGAAGATTGATGTAGACCACGATGGCGAAATCGAAGGTTCTGATTTAGCAGCTTTAAGAAAAGATAAATAATGAATAAGGGATTACTGATAGAGACACATTTGTTTGAAGCTAAATTAGTAGAGCAAGATAACGGAACTTATTTGGTTAAGGGAATCCTACAAAGAGCAGGTGCTCCTAATCAAAACCATAGAAGGTATCCAAAAGAGATATTAGAAAGAGAGTGTAACAAATATCAACAACTCATTAAAGAAAGAAGAGCATTGGGTGAATTAGACCATCCAGATTCTCCAATCATTAACTTAAAGAATGTATCACACAACATTAGAGAAATCTATTGGGAAGGTGATGATGTTTGTGGTGTAGTAGAAATCCTTTCAACTCCATCTGGTAATATTTTAAGAGAATTGTTAAAGAATAATATTCGTTTAGGTATTTCATCCAGAGGTTTAGGTTCAGTTAAAGAATTGAACGATGGAACTTTAATGGTTCAGGAAGATTTTGAATTGGTAGGTTGGGATTTCGTATCTAACCCATCAACACATGGAGCATTTATGGCTCCGATGAACGAATCAAAACAATGGGCAAAAATTGCAGAAGAATGTGGAAAGTTCTGTAAAGCACAAGATTTAATGAGAGAAATTATCATAGAATTAAACTAACAAATATGAAATTAGTAGATTTAGTACCTGGACAACCTATCAACGAAAAGAAAGCAGTTAAGGAATCATTAGAAGATTTGGATACTACTTTACCACAAGCAGTAGACAGATATTTAGAGAGAATGATAGCACAGATTAAAGGAATGAACCTTAATCGTAAAAAAGAAATTCTTGTATTAGCAAAAGTAATTGATGCTATGGGAATTGATAAAAATGAGTTAATGAAATTCATTCAAAAGATTAAGCAAAACGATATATTAAAGACAAAATAATGATACGCTTAAAAGATTTACTTAAAGAATCAGAAGAGTTGCAACAACTCCCAACTGAATTAAAAAGACATTTTTTAGAAATCATTTCTACCTATGGACAACATAGAGAAGGAATGACTAGAAAATCTGACATCAGACAAATTGCTGAAACTTTGGGTGGTATTGCAGATGCAGCACAAGAATATACTTTGAGAGAAGGTGGTGATTGGTTTGATAGAGTTACTATTAAGCGTAATATGAATGAGTTAAAGAAATTACAAGCTGCATTCGAAAAAGAATCATTAGAAGCAAAAGCACAAGAACAAAGATTAGAATCTCTATATGAAGATATGGGGCATGTTTTAGGAAGATACTTTGAAATTGCAGATGTATCAGAAGATGTTATGAAAAGTAGATTAGGTTTAAGAGAGTGTAAAGAATGCAAAACAATTAAATAAATGGAACAATTAGCATCATTATTTTTACATAGTAGAACACAAGCACATACATTCCATTTAGGAGTTAAAGGTGTAGGAGCACATTCTGCACACGTTGCATTGGGTGAATATTACGATTCAATTGGTGGTATCATTGATGGTTTAGTGGAATCGTATCAAGGAAAATATGGTTTAATCAAATTTCAACCTGTAAATGGCTTAGATACTAATTGTGATATTAAAAACATAATTGGATACTTTGAAAAATTATGTGCAGCATTGGATAAGTTAAGAAAAGATGAAAAATTACAAGCATCTTACTTACAAAATCAAATAGATAATATTGAAGAGTTATTATACTCTACTAAATACAAATTGGTTAATCACCAATAAAAATACAAAAAAATAATGAGAATCCCAAAGAAATTTGGGATTTTTTTTTAGTTTTCTAAAAAATACTATATTTATTATCAAAATATCCCGTCTCATATGGGATTAAATAGTATTGTTGATTAATGAATACCCTTCTCTATAAGGCGTGACCGAACAATCATCATAATATCATTGGAGTTGAATTCAATAACTTCACAAGTAAATCAAAAAAATTAAATGGCAAATTCAAAATTGTTAAAAGAAGCAATCGCGGATGCAAAAGCTGTAAAAGAAACTGCATTAGCAAACGCAAAATTGGCACTTGAAGAAGCATTTACTCCACGTTTACAATCTATCTTATCACAAAAGATGAGACAAGAGGCTGAAATGGAAGATGATGCAGAACAAGTGGATGAGGAATTAGATTCAGATGGAATCGGTTCAAAAGTTGAAGGTGGATACGCTGAAACTCCTGGTGCAACTCCTAACTATGATGCAGATACTGATTTATCAGTAGGTGTAGCAAAGGATAGTGGTAAGCCAGAGCAAGCAGGAACTGACTACACAAAAGTAGCTGACATCAACGAAGAGGAAGAAAATCCTTACGGAGATGATAAGGATGCTGAAATTGCTGAATTAAAAGCAAGATTAGCAGAATTAGAAGGTGAAGGTGGAGAAGAAGATGCATTCGGTGATGACCAAGCTGCACAATTCGGTGGTGAAGAAGAAGGTGAAGACCCATTCGCAGCACAAGATGGTGGAGCAGATGACTTTGGTGGAGAAGAAGATTCAGAAGATAATATGGACTTAGAAGCTATTATCAGAGAATTAGAAGCTCAATTAGGTGATGACCAAGAAGATGGAGTAGAAGGTGAAGAAGAAGAAATGTATGAAGATGCATATTCTGATGGTACACCAGCTGGTTCTGATAAAGGTGAAGACCCTAAATTAGTAAAAGTTGAACAAGCAGAAGATGATAAAGAAACTATCGATTTAGAAGAAATTTTAAGAGAGATGGAAGCTGATTTAACTTCTGGTGAAGAAGAGAAAAAAGATGATGAAACTGTTGCTGAATTAAACGAAGCATATAGAACAATCAAATCTTTACAAAAAACTATTAACGAAGTTAATTTGTTAAACGCAAAATTATTATTCGCTAATAAATTATTCAGAGCTCATAACATGACTAACGAACAGAAAGTTAAGGTTATCGAAACTTTGGATAGAACAAATTCAGTTAGAGAAGTGAAATTGGTTTACTCTACATTAGCAGAGAATTTCAAATATTCAACATCTAACAAATCTACTAAAAAATCAATCTCAGAGGGAATTGCTAGCAAAGTAACAAAATCTACTAAGCCATCGGTTCAAAAGCAAGTAATTGCTGAATCAGCAGATTTCTCTAACAGATTTAAGAAATTAGCAGGTATTATTAAGTAATTAATCAACAAAAACAAACATTCAATTAAAAATGGATATTAAAAAATTAATGACTGGTGCTAACCCGCAATCAGTAATGCTTGAACAAACTCGTGGTTTGAAAGCGAAATGGGAAAAAACAGGTTTGTTAGAGAACGCAGGTTCTGAAACAACTAAGCATGGTATGGCAGTAATGTTAGAAAACCAAGCTAAACAATTGTTAGACGAGGCAACTCGTACTGGTACATCAGCAGGTTCGGAAGAATGGGCAGGTGTTGCTTTACCTTTGGTACGTCGTATCTTCGGTTCTATCGCAGCGAAAGAATTCGTTTCGGTTCAACCAATGAACTTACCATCAGGTCTTATTTTCTACATGGACTTCAAATATGGTTCTAACCCAGCGGGTAATCCAGATTTCACAGGTTCATCTTTATTTGGTAACGGTGGAACTTTCGGTAAAGATTCACAATCACCAGCAGGAAACAAATTAGGTTCGACACAAGCTACCGAAGGTGGTCTTTACGGAGCTGGTCGTTTCGGATACACAATCAACAACGCAACTTCTGCTTCTAACGCAACTGTTGCTTCTGCTTCATTAGCTGATATTGATTGGAACTTATCTGATGCTACTGTTTCT